CCCCTGCCCCGATGGTTCACCCGGTGTTATCGGGGAGTGTGTTGGTTAGCAGCAGCCGCAGCAGTTAACGCCCAAGTTGGGGTTTGCCACCTGATAAGCGGGAATCGGACGAGGATTGACCCGGTTCAGGATGGTGTCGGTCTGGGCGCTCATCGCGGAGGTCAGAAGCGCATTCTGGCGATCCTGAGAAGCGGCGAACTTGAGGCTCTGGTTCTCGGCGGTCAGAGTGGCAATCTTATCCTGCGTGAAGTAGTCCATCATGCTGCGGAAGTTGGCGTTGCAGTTGTCCACGATGGCGCGGGCGTTGTCTGCGATAGCCTGACGGGTAGCGCAGTCTTCCGTTGCGATGGTATACTTCAGGTCGCCGATGAGCTGCTTGTTCTCGCAGCAGCAAGATGCAAGCTGTGTGGCAAGTGCGGTCTGACCAGCCTGTCGTGCGTTGCCCTCCTGCATGATGGCAAGGTTGATGGCGTTGTCGCCGTTGGACACGCTACGTTCCAGACCGTTCACGAGCTGTGCGTTCTGGTAGCCAAGCTGACAAATGGCACTGTTTACGCCCGCAAAGCCGCTTGCGATGTTGGCGTTGATGCCATTGATCTGCGCCAGTTGGTCATAGCCCAAAGAGCAGATACCGCTCTGGATGCCCGCCAGAGAACGGGAGGTATCCTGCTGGTAGAAGCCCTCAGACAGAGCCGCGCGGGTGTCGTTACCGCCCTGCCCGGTTGCGCCAGTGCCGACCAGATAGGGGATGTAGGCGTTCATGCCGTTGTCGCCGCCGTTCCGGCCATAGCCGTTTGTGCCCCAGCCGAAGATGATGGCAAGGATAATAACAGCCCACAGGCCTTCGTTGCCGAAGAATCCGCCGTTGTTATTGCCGCCGTCCTGCCCAGCCAGATAGCCAGTTGCAAAATCGTCCATAACAAAACTCCTTTCAGTTTTGCGTTATGCCATCCCACCGCCGTATGCGATGGGCGAAGCCAAACAAAAGCGGTTTTTGTCAAGTCCGCAAAACTGAGAAGCGTTTCGCTTAGAGGGATGTGTTATCGGGGAAGCGTCAAATTCAGGACGCTTGCCAGTTGGTTCAGGTCGATGCCGCGCTCTTTGGCGAGGTTCTGCGCCATCGTTCGGAGCTGCGCTTCGTTCTTGCCCTGAATCAGGTTCAAGCCCTGCATGATAGGAGCGTTCTGCCCGCTTAACTGCTGGATAAGCCCCATCGGGTTCTGCCCTGCACGAGCCAGATTTGCAAGCTGCATGATAGGGCTGTGAGTAATCATATCAAACGGAGAGGGCATCGCTTATTCTCCTTTCTTCGCTGCGGCAGTGGGCTTAGAAAAGCTCTTCTGCCATTTTTCCAGTTCATCCAGCCGATGCACAAGGGCATTGTACTGCTCAATAGGCACATATTGCTGTGTCGGTGCAGCGGTCTGCTGTGCCTGTTGTGCTTGCATTTGCCGCCATGCTTCCGGGCTGTAGAACTCCTGCACATAGGATTCACAGGTGTCCGGGTTGAGCCGCTTGCAGTAGATCACGCCGCTACGCAAGTCCGGACAGTAGGTCGGTCTGCCGTACAGGTCAGAAGGTATTGCCAGAAATTCCTCCCTGCTGGAAACGGGTCTGCCGAGCAGCCAACCGCCATCTTGTGCCGACTGCTGAACAGGCTGCTGCCCATTCATCGGCTGCGGACGCTGCGGCTGCGTGTTGGACAGGGGAGAGGCAAGTCCAACTGTGCCCATGCCACCGTAAGGATTGACGGGTTGCTGTGGAACGTAAGGCGCTCCGGGTGTCGGATAATAGCTCATAATACATCCCTCCTTGTGCTCCCAGTGTACCGCATCAACAAAAAACGAAGGACAACGAAGGTACAACGAAGGACAAAAAAAGAAAAGCGCCCACACGGAAAAATCCGCATGAGCGCTTTGGTTTGAGCTGTTATTTTGTATGCGTCTGCAAAAATTCTTCGACTGCCTTCTTTAATACGGCATTTGGGGTCGTCCCGGCCTCTGCGCACGCTGACTTAAACTTTTCCGCGTAGTCTTTTTTTACGCGGCAAGCCAAGCTTGTCATATTTTCTTTGTCCCATTTGGCATTGGATGCCTTTTTCTTTTCAGAAATCATAAAAATACCTCCCGTTTCATTTGCCTTAGTATAGCACAAAACAGCACTGTTTATAATGCCAAATATGCACAAGATGGCACTATAAACATTGTCGAAAACGTCAATTTGCATACACTGTAAACAGTGCTATACTATAATCACAGCAAGGGAAACAAAACAATGGAGGAAATAAAAAAATGGAAACGATGGACTTTCTGAAGGGCGCACTTCTGGTTTGCAAAAAGATGTTTGGTGATGAGTTCGAGAACCTTTCCAATGAAGAAAAGCGGGCAGTTGTTATGAAGGTGCTGAACGACACCTTAAATCAAAACCCGATCCTCATGCAGACAATGGGCGCGGCAATGCAAAAAGAGTTTTGCGCATAAACAACAAAACCCCCGGTGTTCCGTTTGGAGCATCGGGGGTTTGCTTAGTCTAAAATTTTTGCAATGTGCACTTGCTTTTCACGTTCAATGAGTATAAAATTTTTGAAAAACGCTTGACTTTTGCACCCAGTGGGTGTATACTATAGACAGTGAAAGACACATGAAACCACAACGGAGGAACGAAAAATGAAAAACTTCAACCTGCACGACATCATGAACACCGCTTGGAAGATCCGCAAGGCCGCGAAGATCACCATGAGCGAAGCTCTGAAGAAAGCATGGCGAATTGCAAAAGCCATGGTGCTTGGTGCTCGTGTTTGGGAAAAGGGCAGCAAGTCTCGCCTGTACCTGAACGAAGCCGGGAAGTCCATCATCGGCCTGACCTATTGCACCTACAACTCTGGCAACATCCGCTCGGCAAATCTCAACGGTGAGGAGATCTCCAACGCCGAGTGTGGCCGGGTTCTCAACGCTCTGTACGGTGCTTATCTCGATCTGGCTGATTGGACTATCCACACCGGGCTGTCCAAGTCTGCTGCATCCGTCAATGAATCCCTGACGAAAGCATTTGCTTTGTAAGAAAGAGGTGACCAAAATGAAAAAGTTAACTGCTGACGAGTTTGCCACTAAGGTCATGGCCACCGGTACCGAAATTGAGTACGACAACGGCGTTTGGATGATCTACGCGCACCTCACCGATGATGGCGACGTCAAGACCTCTCATCTGGACGCTCGCGACCCGATGGTCACTACCAGCATCGAACTCTGCGATGAAGAGGGCGAGGCACTCATGAACGGCAGTCTGGACGACGTTGAGAGACAGGCCGTCGTGGAAGACCTTTACCCGAAGTATCTTGAAGCTCTGGAAGATATGGAGTAAAGAAAAGTCCCCCAGACGGCGCACGAACGCCGACTAGGGGACCTTAGTGAAAGACACCTCACATGGAGGTGTACGTTTATCCTATCACACGAAAGAAAGGAAGTCAACTATGTATACCAGTGCTGAACTTTTTAATATGGCTGCCGACCCGGAAACATCCATGGCAGCGTTCCTCAACAGCATCACCCTTAGCGTCCCGGACGATGCTTCCGACTGCATTGATCTGGACGCCGAGAAGGAGCGGCTGTCCGTCATCTGGGATCTGGCGCACCTGTCCATGCGGGAACTGGTAGATCGTACCGGCCTGTCACAGACCGCCTTTGCAAAGCGAGCGGGCATTCCGCTGCGCACGGTGCAGAACTGGTGCGCCGGAAGCCGGGACTGCCCGGCATACGTCCGCTTTTTGTTGGCTGAACATTATAATCTTCTGTAAAACAAAAAAATCCCCCGCTTCGCTTACAAAGTACCCCGCGTGGAACGCAGGGCTTCGGCAAAGCAGGGGATTTTTTCACACATTCAGCATTTTATCAATAATTTTCAGCCTATTGCCGATTGATGTCCGACAATACGGAACACGCGCTGCAATATCAACTTGGCATAGCTGGTCAACGTACCGCAACCGGGCGATTTTCCAGTCATACCTCCCAAGCGGCGCACGTTTTATCACAGCTTTTATCTGTTCCGCATCAAGCCCTTGCAACGCTGGCGGAAAGACTATGCGAGCCGCCGCCACAGGCAGCACCGAGCCAGAAGGGCTGCGGCAACTGTCCGGCGTTGCGCACCATTACGGTGACGTTACCGAGATGGTATGTTTTCGTGAGGCCACGAAAACGTGCGCAGACCATTTTCGTGATGTCACGAAATTGCTCTTGTGCGGCGCACATTTTGTTGACGTCAACAAAATGCTCGTATGTAGTGCTTGCCATGATATCCTCCTTACTGCTTTTGCAGGGCAGCCTTTGCCCGGTCAAAGAAAAACTGGATCACCTTGCTCATGGTCTCTTCCGTGATCGCCCACGAGATCAGCTTGCCCCACTTGCTTTTATCCAGATAGTGACGCAGCATCTTAACGCACCATGCCTTTCGCTCAGCGCCGCGCTTTGTGCCCTGAATCTCGTGCTCCGCCCTTGCAATGAGGTCAAGCACAGTGCCCTTGACCGCTGCGCCGTAGCCCAGACGGATAAGCCCCAGCACAAGCGACACAGCGCCCACAACGATAAGCACAAGCGCCAGCCATGCGGGAAGCGGGGCGAGAATGGTATTAAGGATTGCTTCCATGATTTGTTACTCCTTTCAGCAGGTAGTTGTTGATATCGGATTTGCTTTTTTGCATACCTTCGCGGTTGTTGCCGGACAGTTGCGCATCCAGAAGGTTCTGCACGCCAACAAGCACGAGACGCATTTCTTCATCAATGCCGTCAAATCGCGTCATGTCGCGTCTAAGGGCAGCGGCGTGCTGCGTGGACACGGTTTCTACCGCAGCCAGTCGCTTTTCAATGGCATCAATTCGCTTGTTCTGCGCATCGTCAGGGGCTTTTGCCTTTTTGATGTACTTGTGGATGATGTCCAGCACCTTGTCGATGGTGATGGCAGCGGTGCACAGGCTGCCAAGGATGCCCAGCACCAACAGTAAAGCTTCTTTTTCGCTCATGCGCCCTCCCGGAGACGAGTCAAGCCCTTCTTCGCAATGATTTTGGCATAGTCCTTATACGCATGGCTCAAGTCAACGTTGCCGCTCACGCCCGGCACGCTGGCGGTGCTGGTGTACTGCCACATCCCAAAGGAAAAGTCTGTTTTGGGCTTGTCCTCCGGTTTGGTCTTGCCCTTGTCTCTGGGATATCTTGCCAGCCATACATCGTACTTGCGCAGCGCCGCGCCACCCATGTACAACTCCGTCTGCGCAAAATTTAGCCCGACATACAGCAGGGCATAAAAGCCCCAGCGCTCCACCGTAGCAAGCGCATAGGCGGCAAGGTCGGTCAGCGCCTGTGTGGACAGCTTCTTGATTTTGTTGTCCTCCACGTCCACGCTGATGGGCAACTCAAAGGTCTTTCCGGTCAAGGCAGTCTTGAGCAAGGCAAGCTCTGCGTCTGCCATCTCTTTATCGGTGGCATAGGTGTAGTAGTATACGCCAGCCGGCAGGCCAACGCGCTTGCATTCGGCATAGTTGCGTTCAAAGGTCGGGTCAATGTATAACCCATCCTTGCGCTTGCTCAACTTGCGGTTTGTGGACACGGCTTTAAGCATCACGCCGTCGATTTTGCCGCTGCGCTTCACCGTGTCCCAGTCGATGCGGCCCTGCCAGCGGGAGACGTCCATAATGATCTTATCAGCCATTTTCCTGCGCCTCCTTGTCCAACTCGGCCTGTACGCGGGCCCGCCAGCGGGTCGGAACGTCGTCAATGGTGAAGGTGCCGTCAAACTGGTGGAGCTTGATCTGCGTCACGTAAAATAGTACCATGTCATACCTCCTGTGCAGCCAGCTCAATGAGCCCGGCTTCCAATGCTGCCAGCCGCTCCTCTGTGGTGGGCAGGGTGCTTGCCGGTTCCGGCTCCGGCACCGTTCCGCCCTCTGCCACCTCGTAGCAGTCGGCCTTATCCTCAATGACCCACAGCGTGTCGCCCACCCAACAGGCGGCGTTGTGGGCGTTCACCACCTCAGCCATGGCGGCGTAAGCGGTGCACTGCTCCTGCGTCTCCACGGGCTTTGCGAGGGTGTAGCCCAAAATGATTTCTTCCATATGTGTCCTCCTTACTTCCAGCGGCCGATGGCAATCCATTGCGCAATAGGAGATATCTGGTCAGAAGAACTATTTTTGAAATAGATATCACAGCTTGTGGTTAGTCTGCTTGTAGTGTGCAGCACAAGTTTTGAGTAATTATCGTTTTTACTGTTTCCAGCAATCGTTAAGGATAGCTCCGGGGAATGTCCTGACACAAATGCAACCGGATAGGTTATCGTGGTGGTTACAGTTGAATTTGCTTTGACAGTAATTTGTCCGGTTTCACCCCAGCAAATCTGCGTGCCATCCCCAAAGCGGACGTAGCCAACGCCGGAGGCGACGATGGCTGTTAATCCGATGCTGGCATCGTTCCTGCAATCAATGCACGTCCTGCCGTCTTCATCGACAGTTTGAACAAGAATGTTTGCAGAACCCGGATGGTCAGAAAGCCGAAGTTCATAGCCGTCCAATTTTTGGGAATTGTCTGCGGTGTCGTGCAGACCCAGCTTCCCCGCCAGCAGCTCATCCACAGCGGCTTTGCTGTAGAAGATCACGTTGCCGTCCTCGTCGAGGATGACATCCTTGTCAACTTTGCCCGCCAGCGCATCACCGGTGGCCTTTGCATCCGCCGGTGCGTTCTCAATGCTCAGGGTCTTATCCGTCCCCGCCTTGGCCCCGGCCTCGTCAGCCGCCTTCTTTGCAGCTTCCTCGTGTCTGGCCGCGTTGGCCTCCGACGTCGCCGCCGCCGTTTTGGATTCCGCCGCCGCGCTGGCCGAACCGGCTGCCTTCGTGGCACTTCCCGCCGCGGCGCTCTCGCTCCGGGCGGCTGCGGCGGCGGAATTGGCAGAGGCGGAGGCAGAGGCTGCCGAATTATCCGCACTCCCCTTAGAGGCTGCTGCGCTTGTTGCCGAGGCATTCGCGCTGTTTTCGGCTTTTGTGGCCTCGGCCGTTGCCATATTTACAAGGTCTTGGACCTCCTTCTTGTTTTGCAGCCACCACGCCGAGGTTTTGCCCGTGATTCGGAAATAGCTCTCGACCTCTACGGTGTCGTTATAGTTGTCATTCCGGGCGTCGGTCAGGATGGGGCGGCTCTTGAGCATATAGCCCCGGTCATTGGTGATGCACAGCACGATGCTCACATGGCCCGGCACGATCAATGCGTGGCGGTCGATCTCGCAGGTCACGACATTGCCGGACGCAACGCAAGCGTCGCGCTTGCCCGTGTCGTCCTCAATGGTGTCATACCAGCCCTGATTCTGCTCGCCGAAACCCCGGTACATGATGCTGTAGGCTACACCCGCCGGGGGCGTGTAGGCCGCGCCGGAGCGGTACAACGTCGCCTGAAAAAATCGGCTCTGCGCGTCGCCCTCCATGGCTTCGAGGTGCTGCGGCAAGCCGGGGTTGTCAAAATCAATCTTGATCTGCTGCATCGTCTTCCTCCTTTTCCGGTTCCGGCAGCGGCGCATAGGTCAGCGTCTGGCCGTCCCAAACGTAATCCTCCCCGCCGTTCCGGCACTCCGGGAACTCTTCAAAAACGACTTCATCATCCGGTAGGTTTTTGGGCACAATTTTCTTGTGTGTCCACGCTCCCGCGTACAATCTGCCATTCGGAAGAATTTTGCATTGGTACAAATAATTTTCTTTTTTCAAGAATTTTTCCTCCTCACATAAAGCCAAACAATTGGCGTGGGATACACACAGATGGATTTTGTTCCCAGCCGTCCGTGCCGGGGCTTTGCAAGCTGAAAAAGGTGCTGCCCGTTGCTGTGATCATTATGTATTTCGATGTGCGCTCATATCCGGCACCAAAAACAATTTTATCCGGCCATACAGTAACATCGCGCCGATGTACAGTATTCCATGCGTACATCATGCTATAAGTCTTACCATTAACGGGAACAATCATAGTGGTCGCTCCTGCACCACCACCAGAAGCAAGCCATGTGGAACCCTTATTGCTTTCAAATGTCAACAAAACCGCAGAGTATCCAGACAAATCAACGGAAATAGTCCATTGCCCAAAAGAAGTGTAACCATCCCAGTTTTTTATTTCGTCTTGATTCTGGATGCCTCTGAACTCCAGCCCATCCCGGTTGATGATGTACGAGTAATCGCCGACGCCGAAATTGATGTCTCCGTCTGCTTTTTCGGCAATGTAGTTGGTGGCGACGCGGCTTGCATCCACGGCGCGGTCGTTGGTGGTGGTCACGCGGCTTCGCTCGCGCACCGTGGTGCGGGCGAGCTTTTCCTTGACATTGCCCACTTGGATGGAGTCGTACCGATCCAGAAGAACGTTGTAATCCGTTTTGGTGACGCGGGCCAAGGCGCTGACGCCGAGGCGCAGGTAGCGGACTTCTACCGTATCCCCCCGCAGGATGATCTTGCTTTGGCCGGAGCCGGTGTACTCCACGCACTTTTCCAGCTGCACATAGCTGACCGTCAGGCTGACTTCGATTTTTCCAATATCGTTTTTGGCGATAAATTCCTGCGCCGTCTTTTTCATACTGGCGTCGGACGGGGCCTTCTCGTAGTAGCTGGTCAAGTCCAGCGGGTAGATTTTGCGGTAGCCGGTGATCGTGGACGCTTGGATGGGTGCGAGATCGTAATATTTGCCTTTCTCGGCGTTCATCCAGTAGGGATACACATGAGTGTAAATGTCCTCGATGTTCTTTTCCTGCGTCACGTCCAGCAGATTCAGACCGTAGGCGATCTGAACGCCACGGTTGGTCGTCACCTTCCGCTTCAGAACGCAGCTCATGCCGTCGAAAGACCACACGCCGTCGTAGGTATCCGCAAGGTTGTCGCCGTTGCTGGACAGCATGGCCGCGCGCACCGTCATCGGCTTGCTGACCGAAAAATCCCCGCTCGTATCGTAATCGGCGGAGATGGAAAACGGACAGTCGCCGACAATGTTACCCTGCAGTTTGTTGATCGCTTCGCTCAGGCTGCTCGCCGTGAAGGGCTTGACCACGCAGTTGTTGAGGTCATACGAGATGTGATGCGCATAGGCCTGTATCCTTCCGTCCATGGGCCGCGTGATGCGGTAGATGCGAAACAACTGCCGGTTCTCGTAGAGGGACGGCGCGGCGCTGATCAGCTTTCGCTCCAGCAGCTTTTCCGCGTGGAGGCCGGTCATCGGGTAGATGAGGGTCAGGTCGAACGCGCCGTTTTCTTCGCAGCTCACCGTGCAGCTCGTTGCGTCCTTCAGCGCGCCCCAGCCGTAGTTGCGGATGGAGGTCTCGCTGTCCTCGTGCAAAATAGGAGTCATAATGTCCACCACCTCGGTGTCAGTTTCACGCCGGTCACGCCGCCGCTCCAACTGATCGTATTTTCGCCCGGCTGCAAGCTGGGCCATGTGCCGCCAACCCGCGCGTTGGCATTGGTGCCGCCGGTCAGGTAGGCGTCCCAGTTTTCACAGTCACAGTAGAGCGTTTTATTCGCCACCGTCCCCACCGCAAAGTCCACGCCGTTGACCGTGACCCTACCCTCGGAGCCGTTGCCGGTGATCTCCAGCCACGGCAGCGCCACATGATCCAGCGGGTTAAGCAGCGTCTGGCCGCTCTGCATCTGCATCGCCTGATATCCCACGACCGAGAAATGGCGCGGGTCGCAGTCGAACTCGACCGACAGCCGCCCGTACTTGTCGAAGAGGTTGGAAATGCTGCCGGGCTTGGCAATGGCCAGATAGAAAAAGGCCGGGTCATACCCGTCCGAAAGCTGGTGCGTCCCCGGCGTCCCGGCCAGCCATTTTTTGATGGTGCGGGCATCCTCTGCGGTCGGGTTGCGCCCGTGGAAATAGAGCTGATAGGTCACGGTCACGTTGTCGTAATAGCCGAGGTCGGCGTGGAGTTTGCCGTTCCGGCCCGGCACCTCGTACTCCTCGTACTTGGCTTCCGGCACCGGGATGTCCGGCTTGTGCTCGATATGGCAAAAATACTCGTCAGAGCTGTGGCCGTTAAAATACAGGTACTTCTCCATTTGCGGAGGCCTCCGAATTGATCATCATTTCCAGTCGGTTGATGGTGTACTGGGCGATTTCCTCTGCGTCCTGCCCCTCGTGGGGGTAGATGTTGACGTTGATGCCGCCCATGCTGATCCGCCGGAAGGTAGAAGCAGCGGTAAAGGCCGGGCTGGCCCGCCCGACGTCGTAGGTCATCTGGGTGTCCAACTGGCCGGTCATGCCGCGCACAGCGTCCCGCAGCCGGTAGGCGTTGCTCTTGATGCCCTGCGCCATGCCCTTGACCATGTCCGGCATCCACTGCTCGTACTCGCGCAGCGGGCCCTCATCCGGGCGGGAGAAATGCAGGAAGCTTGCAACCTTTCCGGCCAGATTCTTTGCGGCGGCCGCTAGTTTGCTCCCGGCAGTTTTTACACCGTTTGCCATATTGGTTGCAAGGTCTTGGCCCCAGCCGTTCGACTCATTTGCAAGGCCCGAAAGATTTGTGCCGATCAAATCCCCGGCAATTGAAAGGCCTGCGCTAACAAGCGCACTGACCCAGTTGCCGCCGGAACTAACATATCCGCTTGCGCCAGACACCAACGCATTGACGGCCATGCTTCCAATGTCGATGTCCTCGAAAAACGAATCGCTGGCCCGGTATCCTTTTTTTAGGTCGGAGAACCATGTGCCCAGCGGGCTTTTGCTCAGGTTGGAGGCCGCCTTTTCCAGACCGCCCAGTTTCGTATCGAGGTCGAGGATGAACTGCGAGAAGCTGCCCACCGTGCCCTGAATGCCCTTGATCTCGGTCTTCAGGCCGGTGGTCTTTTCCTGCACATCGGTCACGATGCCGTTGACGTAGGTAGTCGTCCGCTCCACCGTCTGCGCTACACCGTCCACCATGGCTGTGTAGGAGTCGGTCACAACATCGGTGGTGGAGACCACATTTTCTTTGACTTCGCCGGTCGTCTGGTCGATGACCTGCTCGATCTGCTTTGTGGTCTGAGTGGTGCGATCCAGCGCGCCGATCACGCCGTCCACGCCGTAGATTTTTTCAGCTTTGGAGCTGGTCGATGTCTTCCCGGCAGTGGCGACGTTCTCGACCGTGGTTTTGCTGCTCTGCTCCACGCCATCCAGCAGGGTGACGACCTGCTTATAATTTTTCTGGATGCCGTCCACCATCTCCGTCCATGTGCGGGTCACAGTCTGAGCAGTTTCTTTGGTGGTGCCCTTGAGCTGCTTGGTCGTGCCGTCGTAGACGTTATACGTGTTGTCGGCGGTCTCCGTCACCTGCTTGATGGCCCCGACGATGTTCCCGGTGCCTTCCAGCAGTTCGGTGTTGGTGTCCGTTACACTCTTGGCCAATTTTTTCTGGTCGGCCGCAGCTTTTTCCGGAGTCGTCCCGGATGTTGTCGTCCCGGATCTTTGGCTTCTGGTTCCGCCCCCCGAATTACCGCCGGTCGGCTTGGTTACGGTCGGGTGCAGCCTGTCATATTGCTTTTCAGTAGTCGAGATGCCCTTCCCGGCATGCGCCGCCTGATGGCGGCTGTCGCTGTTTCTCTGGGAGTTGGTATCAGACCGATAATCCTCATAGCTGTCATACTTGGCATAAGCGTCCTTTCCCAGCGCTTTGTTGAGCTTATAGCTCCACTGATCGAGGATGCTGATTGCATTTTTGCCAATACTGGCCAGATGGTCGCCCAGAGAAGACATCTCATTGATGACGCCCGAAATGAGTGGGTTCAGCGACGCAATCTCTGTGGCCAGCCCGACCCAGCCGTCCGTTTTGTATGCCTCTGCTGCGGCCACGGTCAGGTCGTTGAGGTTGCCCACCACGGTTTTGACGCCGTCGGTCAAGTCCCCGGTCATGAGACCGGCCAATTGGGTCGCGTTGTCCGTCAGGGTGCTCCATTGTCCGTTGAGCGTCTCGCTCTGAGTGGACATGGAGCCATAGTAACGTCCACCCTCATCGGCGGCTTTTTCCAGCGCAGCGGTCAGGACGTCGTAGGTGACGGTCATCTTCTGGACTTCCGCCGTGGATTTGCCGGTGTAGTCCGCCAGAAGGCCGTAAACATCGATGCCCGCATAGGCAAACTGCTTGATGTCCGCCGACGTCGCTTGGCCCGCGTTCCGAATCTGCTGCAAGTTCTGCGCCATGCGGCTCAGCTCCTCGTTGCCGCCGCCGGTAGCAGAAACAGCGTCGCCCAGCGCAAGAATAACTTTGCGCGAGCTGTCCGCATCCACGCCGGTGGAGATCAGCAGCTCATTGGCCTTGACAAGACCTGCCGTGTCAAAGGGGGTCTTGGCCGCATCCTGCTTGATGTTTTCCAGCGCTTGCTCTGCCGCTTGGCTGCTGCCCAGCATGTTGGTCAATGCGGTCTGGTACTGCTCCAACTGGGCGTTATAGCTGACGCCCGCTTGGATGACCTGTTTCCCCGCAGAAAGCAAGGCGCTGCCCACGGCTTCATAGGCTTTTGCGGCCAGCGTGCCCGCCGTGACGGAGGCGGTCAGGCTCTCGCCGGAGCTTTTGGTCTCAGACGCAAACTCGCCCAGACCGTTTTCCGCGTCGGAAAGGCGGCTTTTGAGGGTCGCCAGCTCGGTACTGGTTTTGTTGACCGCCGTGCGGAAGGCAGACGCCTGAGTGCTGGCGTCACCCCACTTGGTGACTGCCTTTTGAAGCATCGTGTTTTGTGCCGAAAGGGCAGATTCTTGATTTTGAATCTGTTTTTTCAGCACCGATGCAATGGAGGTGGCCTTTTGCTGGGCCGTGGCGTTTTTGCCAAGGTTTGCCGTAACCAGATTCAGCTCGGAAGAGTATTCCTTCTGCTGCTGGATGATGCTACTCATTTGTTTGCGGTATTCGCTCTCGCCCTCAACGCTGATTCTGGGGCCGATGTCCGTTTTCGCCAAGTTCTACCACCTCCTTATCGGATATTTGCAAGCTCGTCCAGTTCAGCGTAGACCTTTTGGTCTGCACCGTTCTCGATCTGCATGCACGCCATGTAGTCCAGCATTCGGCCAAGCGGGCACGCGAGCACCTCGTGCTCGTTCATGCCCAGCTTTCGGCCATAATACAGGTACCACGTTGTGTTGAGCCGGATCACATGGCGGTTTCTCCGTTTTTTACGCTGTTGTCGGGTGCTACCTCGACGTCGCGGGACGAGCCGCCCTGCAAGGCAAGGGCAACAGCGGCCCAGATGTTGTGGACGATCTCAGTGCCGGACAAAATGGTCTGCAAAACGTCTACCTCCGGCACGTCGGGGGTGGAGTCTCCTTTTTCGCCCGAAAAAGCGGCGCGGGCGGTCAGATACTCCTTGCCCGCCTTGGCCAGAGGCAGGAACGCAGAAAGGATGGTGTGCATCATTTCGCCCAACTCTTCTTTATTGGCGTGGTCAGTGACGTTCTGAGCGATGGCCGGAATGCTGCCGAACGCTTTTTCGAGTTCATCAGCCGCGCCGACAGTCAAGCACAGCGGGAATTTTTTGCCTTTGATCTCTGCCCAAACAATGTACTTGTCATCCATTGTTTACTCGCCTCCCAGAGCTTTCTTGATAAATGCAACTGCGTCGTTTTCCGTTTCGAACAGCTTTTTGGAGATGATCTTCCAGCGATTTTTGGTGCTGTCGTCCCGCATGATGGTGAAGTCGATGTCCTGAGTCTGCCAGTCGATCTGATCCTCCTGCGTGGAAGCATCATCACCGGGCACCTTGCAGCGGCACTTGCACAGCACCATTGCGCCCCAGTAGCTCTTGCCGTCCCGCTGTACCTTTTTCACCGCGCCGATGCCGATATAGGGCGGATTCATGTCTGCGCCATATTCCAGCGTCTCGATCTGGTTTGCATCGACAGTGACCGGATCACCGGCCTTGAGACCCATCAGGAAGGCCTCATCGTCCGGGGTCAGGCCGTCGATGGTCATGGTGCCGGAGCCGTCCGTGAACGCGGAGCCGGTCTCCGTCTCGGCCAACCTGTCATCGGCATAGAAATTATTGTCGTCGCTGGTCGAGATATCGGTGCTCATGCTCACCGATCGGCCCAGCTTGTGCACGCTGGTGTAGCTGACGACGCCGTTTTCTGCGGCATAGAGCGCGACATGGATGTTGGAAAAACCAGTCGTCACAACGCTTTTGGGAGTGGTTTCAGCCATTTTTCTTTCTCCTTTCAGAGTAAAAAAATAGGAAGGTGTCCACTGTGGACACCTTCCGGGGTGTTATTCGTTCATGATTTCTTTAACCTTTTCGTCCACGGCCTTTTCCATGGCCTTTTCGGTCTCTTTCCGTCCCGCTCGTACAGTCGGCGCAACAAAAGGCGTCTTTTTTCGGATGCTTGTTCCGCTTTCCAGACTGCGTACGATCATTGCATTGGGCTGGCCGTTCGGGTATTTTTTGGTTTTGATGCGATTGTATCCGTTGAAGCCTGTTTTGGTGTTCCACGCCAAGCCGTCATGGTTAAAAGTTGCAATGCCGAATCCCTTTTTCAAGTCTTCTGCTTGAGCCGGGGTAAGACCTTCCAAAAGCTTTTCCGCATTTGGATTTGCGTGAAACTGCTCTTTTCCGGGTGGCGGGTTATGAATTGGAATCTTGTCGATGGCCGCAACGATTTTGTTGCCCATGACTTTGGCCCCGGCAAAAACACCGGCCTTGCAAACGTCATCCGTATTTTTGTTCAGCTTTTCCAGCTTTTTCAAATACTTGTCAACGCCGTCTGTCCGAATTTCAGCCACAACCGGCCACCTCCCAACGCCACTCATAGTGCCAGATACCGCGGTCGGCCTCGTACTGGATGCTGTTCAGCCGCCACGCGATACAGCCGGAGGCGTCGAAGGACTTTTCCAGCGCCTCCCGCCACGGGTCGAATTCCTGCTGGGTGAACAGATCGGTGGTGCCGGTGACGCAGCCTTCGACGTGTTTGCCGTCAGCCTCGAAGTCAACGGTGCCGTCTTCCTGCCAGACAAAATAGCGTTTGGATTTCAGCCGCCCGCCATGGCTGACCTGATCGGTGACAGCGGCGTGGGCCGCAATGATGCAGTCACTCCACTTCATCGGTCTTGTCCTCCTTCAGCCGGGCATCGAAGTCCTCTTCGACTGCCCGCAGACTGATATCCATCGCCGCCGGGTGGCATCCCTCCACCATCTGCACCGTGTCGATGCGGTAGCGCTGGCCGTCCTCGGTCTGCGCGACGTCTTGGCTGCTGATCGGCACCGGCGCGCGGGGCACCCGCACCACCCGGACGATCTCGGCGAGGTTCTGGCGGCTCAGGTACAGCCGATTGATGCCCAACCGCTGCTCCTCGTACATAGACGAAAGTTTTTTCGTCAACTTGAGTTTCGGTTGGTGGCCGATCTCGGCCACATCCTCCACCGAAAAGATACCGATGACGCCGGAATTGAAATTCTGGGAGATGTCATTGGTCGGTCGAGTCGGAAGTTTGCGCGGCATAGGCAATCACCCGCCTTTCGTTTTGCGCCGCCAGAATGAGGTGGCGGTAGTTGTTTTCAAAAATGTCCGCTGCGCCGTCGCGGGCATAGCGGACATAATCCATCAACAGATCCCGGTGCATACCGGGCATGGTATAATCCTGCGGCGTGCCGATCTTGCTGTCCAGATAGGACATACCGCCGACGGCAATGCCCCAGATTTTCGAATCTGTGACCTCATCGGCCCATGTGATATCCAGATAGTTCTTGATATCCGGGAGCAGCACTTCCCGGATACCGTCCCAGATGGTCGTCATGGTCAGGACTTAGAGACAGTGACGGTATACTCCTTGGTGGTGGTACCGTCTTCCGCCGTCACCTTGATAGTCACGGTGTTGGAGCCTTCTGCCCACGTTGCGGCCTTACCGTTTTCGATGACCTTTGCGCCGGCCTTGACTTCAACCGTTGCGCCCGCATTGGCCGGGGTGGCAGTGATAACGTTGGAGGCGGCAGTGGTCGAAACGGTGTAGCTGGTGGTGGCCGCGCTGAATGCCGGAGACAGGGACAGGTTGCCCAGCTTCAGAGCGGACAGGTTCGCATCGGTGGACGGGGTGGGCGCGGTGGTGGTCTCGACCTTGTAGGTCAGCGGGCGCAGACCGGAAATGTCGAGATTCAGGAAAGCGTTGTTGTCGATGGGGAACCCATTGGCATACAGCTTGATAAGATAGACGCGCTCATCTTCGAGGAAGCGGTTCGAGTCGTCGTACTCCAGCCGACCTCCCTTATTCATGCCGACGGCGGCGAAGTACAGGCGGCCAATGCCGAACACGGCCTGACCGCGCGGCAGCGCAGAGACCGGGATGATCTCGGTGGGGTACGGCAGGACGTTGTTGCGGTAGGTTCCATCCGGCGCACGCATGGTAGTGGCGGGCATGACCTTTTCATAGTAGTCCTGCGGGTTGACCAGCAGAATGAGGTCGTCGGGGTTGCGATCCTTGCCATTGGCGGTGACGGCCAGCAGTGCGATCAGCTTGCCCATGGTGGTGGGCTCGAAATCGGTGACCTTGACCTTTGCCTTTTCGGGGTAGGTGCCGGAAACAACGGAAGCGCTCTCGCTCACGTCGCGAATCATGCCGATGGGCTTATCCTTGCCGTCGCCGGTAACGATGCCTTCTTCGAGGCCGTTGGCAAGTGCTTCCGCGAGGATCGCGCGGATGTAGCGGTCGAGCCATTCAGGGCCGAGGTCGAGCTGTGCCTTGCAGACCGGAATGAAAGCGGAAAGCTTGTACAGGCCCACATCCACTTCCTTGAAGCCGGAGGTGACCTCGTTGATGATCTCAGCGCACAGCTTGCCCCAAGCGGCCTTGTTGCGGCCATCGGTGTTCAGCATCATGCGGATCGCGCCGCCGGTCGGGGTGAACTGGATTTTCTTCAGCAGCGGGTGCTGCTCGGTCAGATCGTCCATCACGCGGGAGATGATGGTCTGAGGGAAGGTCACATCGACGTTGTTCAGGGCCTGTTTGGGGTTATCGCTGCGCAGGGCCTCGGTGATCTTCTGGTAGTACTCTTTTTCGTCGGTGGTAAGCTGGCGGACGCCGCGGGCGTACAGCACCGAGTTGTCGAGGCTCTGGCGCAGACCGTTCAGCTCGGCCCGGTACTCCTCGGCATTGATGTCGCCGATGGTCTGGCACATCTCCGTAAAGATATCGGACACGCCGTCCGCGTTGTTGTTCTGGACGGCATCGTGCAGCTTCTGGCGCAGCTCGGTCAGCTTCTGGCTTTTCTGATACATCTCTTTCAGGTTCATGATCATATCTCCTTTTTGAGGTATTCAAAAAGCCGTGTCCACCGTGGACACGGCTTTACGGCAAAATTCAGATTTTGGAAAACAGGCTCAGCAAGCTGTTTTTCGGCGGTTCGGGCGGCTCTTTCGGCGGCTCCTTGGGCGGCGTGCCGGGAATGACGAGCATCTGGCGGATGACCAGATCACGCACGCTTTGGCTTGCTTCTTCAGAGCTGCGGCCCTTCTGGATGCCGGTGGCAAGGCCCATGTCGAGGACTGCTTCCGGGGTGTACCACGTTTTGCTTTGGATGAGATCACGCGCGGCCTGTTCCTTCATTCCGGCATTGGTGAATGCCCCCAGCCCGATCTCGGTCAGTTTGTCCAGCTCGTCCGCAGCTTCGCGGAGGTCCTCGGAATAGCCATAGGTGCCGCCGATGACCGGATGAAAATAGAAGGCGCTCACATTGTTGGCGATGCGCTCCGCACCGGCCAGAAACGGGTAAATGGCCGCGCTGGCCACAAAGCCGTCGGCGTAGGTCTTGACCTGTGCGTTTTTATTCCGCAGCGCGTTGTAAATGGCGAAGCCCTCCGAGACCTCGCCGCCGTAGCTGTCCACATGGACGTTGATCTCGGCAAGGTCTCCGGCCTGTTCCAACTGGTTCGCCAGCCGGTAGGCGCTGACATCGCTCTGTTCCCACGGGTAGCTCGTGATGTCTCCGTAGATGTAGATGTTGGCTTCCTCGCCGGACTGCTGATAGTCAAAATACGGTTTGGGCATTTGCTTGTCCTCCTTTTAGGTGATAGTGGATGCGGCGTTTTTGGCAATGGCCTCCACCGTCGCAATGTTTTTGGTCATCCAGTGGGTATTGGCCCAGTCGTACGGGAGCGGTTCCTGCCCGCACATTTCGAGGATGTCGTTGGGGCTCCAGACTGCCGAGCCGACGATCTTCTCGACGTTGGCCGCGTTGCTCAGGATGTCGAAATGCTGGATGGTCGAGGTATCGACGCTGACGCGGTCACCCCGCTGCCAGACACGGCGGCCATACAGCTTGCGGTTCAGTTCCTCGCCGATCTGGGAGGCCAGCGGATCAATACAGGTCGTCAGCCAATGGGTCACAACGTCCTTGATTCCGGCCACGTCCCCCATCACCAAAACAGGCGGGATACCGAACCCGCGCGCCGTGAATGAAAAAATGTCATCCACAAGCGCCCGGATGTCCCGCGTGTCGCCACTTTTTCCGGTGCTGTCCATCATCTCGTAGTGGTAGCCGTCAAATTCCGGCAGGATGCCGAAATCGTTCTGCAAAAACGGTTTGATGTTGTTGTTGACCATTTCCGCAAACACTTTTTCAAAATCTTTCTGACCGGAACTCACTTGATCCACATGGACTTTCATCCGCTGGCCGTTTTCCCTGCCGAAACTCTTCATGCTGACTTCCAGCAGCTTTTGATAGCTGCCGTATAGCGCATCTACCACGGCCTTGGCGTCGGCGCTGTTCAGCACAAGGTGGATGACCTCGCTTTCCTTCAGATCGCGGGTATAGGCTTCGTCACCCACTTGGATTTGCCGGTAGATGTTTTCCTGTGCCGGAAAGTACGCCGGTTTCGTCCAACTGTCTGCCACTACCAGATTCGGCATCCCGCCGCGCGGGGTGGAAAGGATCAGCGCCTCATTGTCTTTGTAGAGGCGATAAATTACTTTCTGCCAAAACGCGGTGCTGTTTTCGTTGATGTTGGGTTCCACGTTGAGCATATAGTAGTAATCTTTTTTGACCGCTTCCCCGTTCTGGTAGGTCTTGAACTCGCAGTTAGCGATAGCCTTTGCGATGAGGTTCACACAGGCATTGAAGGCCAGATCACGCAGCCGGTATTCCTGCCAGCAGTCCATCCATTCGGCAAGGGACTTTTTGGCCGCTTCCGCATTGATGGGCACATCGGTCGAGGTAATCTGCTGTGCAGGGAGCTTGAGCCCTTCGTTTTTGGGAGCAAAAAAAGCGCCGATTTTTCCGAAAAAAGACATATTCAAAACTCCTTACCAGTAGATTGCTCCGATTTTCGGGAGCTGCACCTGCCCGGTGCCAAGCTCGCCCTCAATGGCCATAGCGGCCACAAGGGCCATAAACGGGTCGGTCTTCCGGCCCTTTGCTTCAATTTTTGCATAGATAAAATTACCGGTATCAACGCCTTGGCTTCGACTGCTGCGGACGCGCTTCGTGTTGTTGACGGCCCAGCGCAGATGCGGAGAATCTCCCCATGTGAACAGGCAGCGGTCGAAGCAGTCTTGAATGACCGGATCGACCTGCATGATGTCGCTGGGCCGGATCAGCTTGACGCGGGCCTTGTCCTTGGCGTCGAACCCGATACTTTGCAGCGCCTCGGCCATCATGGTGTAGCGGAAATTATCCAGCGCCAGCTTCTTGATGTTGTACTTTCGTCCTGCTTCCCGGATGTAATCCGTCAGCAGATAAGGTGAGATGCTCACATCGTCCACATAGGTGCAGCAGCCCATCTCGCACCATGTTTTCCATGGGGCCTTGATGCGCGTCAGCGTGCGGCTGTTGGCGCATATCCATGCGTGGTTGATGTCATAGCGCTGATCCCCGCGCCGGAAGTGCAGATCGACCGCCGCCCAGTCGTTCAGTTCGGCGTAGTCGATGCCGACGGTGCAGTTCCACCCGGTCAGATCAGGGAGGGGCTTGTTGGTGGCCTTGATATTTTCGTAATCCGTCACGGTGATTTCCTTTGCGCCCTCCCGGATGCCCATCCGCTTCGTGATAAAATCGCCGTTCTGCTCCGGGCGCTCCTTCCAGTCTCGGTATTCGTCCCGAATTTCCTGCATCAGGTGCGGAAGATACGGGAGCGATGGGTTCGCCATGCACCAATTGTTTTCATCGTGCACCTGATCTTTGGAGTTCAGACAGCAAATGAACGGCAGGAAGCCCTCATCCGCTTCACCCTCGAACAGGATGCGGCGTCCGCGGGCAAGGTAGTCGTCCAGCGGGCCGTCGCTGACGTCTCCGTTGGACGTAAAAAAGCCCACGCGCGGCTCGGCAACTTTGCCTTGACCGGTCACGAAGACTTTGATGTTGTCGTAATTCTGATATTGGTGAACCTCGTTAAAGATGACCGCGCCGGAGCGCATACCGTCGCGCCCTTTCGGGTTGTTGGTGCGGCCCTTGACTTCGCCAAGGTTTTTTCGACCGCGCAGGATCTCCTTTGTGTGGTAGTAGTATTTTGACAGCTTCGCTTCCCACTTCGGATTTTCCAGCGCTTCGACAATGTCCTTGACGGGGGTGACGGCTTGTTCCTCATTGTTGGCGCAGATGTCCACATTGTAGTGCGGCACCGGGTTGTATGGGCTGATAAGGGCAGCGGAAGAGACTGCGATCACGCCGTCCTTTCCTGCTCCACGGCCCACCATAGCAAACAGCGTTTTGAATCGGGGGGTGGTGCGGTCTGCGCGGTAGGTGCACAGCCACAGCCCCAGCGCAAATGTCTGCCATGGAAAAAGCTGGTCATACGGAAAATACCGGGCGAGTCGGAAATATTTCCGCATTCGCTCAGCATCTACGTAAATATCTTCTGTTTGAAAGATGCGCCGGATCAGAGCAGCAAGAGCGTGCTGCTCTTTACAGGCGCGGGGTTGGTCGGCCTCCACCTGCTCGATATACTCCAAAATCTCCGGGGGAATGTTACAGCTCATCGTCCTCATCGGCCTTCGCAGCCATAAACTTGAAGGTCTGGACAATGCGCAGCAGCGTCGAAACGGTGGAGTTCGCGGCACTGGCCGTCTGGTTGTAGATTTGGATCGCCGGATTTGCCACTTCGACCTCCGCCCCTCTCGGCGTGATCTTCGTGACCGTCAGGCCGTTTTTGTTCATGTCGTCCTGTGCATTGGTCAGTAGATCAAGCTGTGTAACGTATCGGTCGAGCGTAGTGCGATACAAAAAGTTTGTATCACAGTTCGCGGCCTTCGCGGCGTCTTCGATTTCCTGCAATTCCTGCCGGTATTTTTCACAGGTCGGAACCATTATCGTCCGTTTTGCCATTGCGTTGTCCTCTCTTCCGTTTTTGTGCAAATTGACCATGATTCCCGCGCGTGCGCGTGCGCAGGAGAAAATCTCGACAGGCAGGGGACACCACGAGTAAGGCCCCGACCCGCTCACCTCGTTTTTTGGGAAGGGGGGGTGTCCACGGTGGACACCGGGCAGGGGATAAAGACTCACACAACCGGTCAGTCCCAGCGCTCGCGGGTCAGCGGCGGAGTGCTTTTGCATCTGTGCATCCGCTCTGGGTGGCAAACCGTCTCGTGGCAGTCCTTGCATACGCTGATAAGGTTGCGCTGCCGGTTGCCGTCTGCATCTTGATACCAGATATCAAGCGCCTTGTCCGGTGCGTCCTTGACGTGGTTGACATGGTGCACAAGGTCAGCGCGCCGGTATCGCCCGCGCTGCTTGCAGATCTGGCACTCGTGCTTGTCCATGTCCAGCACCTCATGCGACAGCCGCACCCACTGCGAAGAACAGTAGAACGGATGCACGTCACCCGCCGCAATCAGGCCGCGAAGCCACTGTAAAAAGGATTCGGTCATTGCTGTCACCTCAATGCGTCCGGCAGCTCTTCCACGTTCTGTTTCTGTAAAAATCATTTACAAAGTCTTTTGCAATGTCTAAGCGCTACTTTCCTTTTGTGTCAGATATGCCACGATCTTTTTTTCTCTTTCGCTCAGCGGCCACTTCCTCACGTCAGCCTTTTCCGCAGCAGCCTTTTCCGCAGCAGCCTTTTCCGCAGCAGCCTTTTCCGATAAAAGAAGCCCACTCCCAAAAATTGTTTTTCCTTCCGCTTTCTGTGAATCTAGCATCCGGATATATGCAGCCTCTCCACGGCGTACCTTAAACTCAATCCCATACCGCGCATATTTTTGCAGCATCGCTGCTGTCAGAACGTAGTCTGGATACTCGTATTTCGGAAGCTCTTTCTTGACTTCTTTTTTCAATCTGTCCGTTTCTTCGTTTATTATCTTGGTCAGCCGTGGCTCAGACTGTACAACTACATCTCCACCAAAACTGGTAACAAAACTCGTTTTTACAACTGCGCCGTTTTCATATACGATATTTGCATCACATATAACATGGTTCATCTTTTCAAAAATTTCTCGGCTGCTGAAATTTGTCAGGCTCGGCGCAAAGAGAAAGAACGGAATTTTTGCATCAAGATAAAAAGCGCAGATTTTTGCGATAATCGAAAAAGGCGGGTTGTCTACTACGACCGCACCTTCTTTGTAGTCGTAGTTTTCATAATCTCCGCCCGGATAAAACGGACGCACTATCTTTTCTGGGTCGATGCCGTATTCCTTACACGCCCAATCACGGATTGCAGAATATATAGTAGGCGGAGTATAACAATCGTCGGTAGTCTTTTTGGGCTTGAATTTTTCTTCAAACTCTATATACGTTTCCCCTCGCACAGTTATCCTCCTTTTCTTTGCATAAAAATAAGCGGCCCCTTTGCGGAAGGGCCGCTGCATCCAGAACTTTCGCGGCCGGATGCTCCGCTATTCGCGCCGCCCCCTCAAAGGGTGCGCGTCTGGTGCTGCCAGTTGGATTTGAACCAACGCCCACACCGCATTAACTTCTGCGCTGGCTAAACGCAGAGCCATGGGTGGTGTGTATCGCCAATGTTACCTTGCATGTATCAGATGCAAAGCGCTCTAGCCCACTAAGCTATGGCAGCATATCGCAAGGTGTCCACAGTGGACACCCGCCGGGTGAATGTTTTATCGTGTCGTGCGCCGCTGGGTTTTGGAGCGGACGGCGCAGATCCCATTGAGCACGTCGTTCCATCGCCGTGCTATGCTTCCCGCCGGGAGTTATCGAATCCACAACGAACGGTTTGGGCGTCTCACCCAATAACCGCATTATGATTATAGCATAACAAAAACGGACATTCCGGACATTTCGGACAAATCGGACATTTCGGACAAATCGGACA